GCTTGTGACTACCATGTATTTGAGGACAACAACACAACACCAACACCAGCAAGCTACAAACCTAGGTTCAAGAAGAACACAGAAGCAGCAGTCGAAGGTGTACACGCAGCCATAACCGACAGGAAGATATCCAAAGACATAGCTACCAAGTATAAAGTCAAGGTAGAGTATGGCACTAACGGTCAGGTAATCAAACACCACTACCCATTCACAGATAAGTCATGTAGGATTACAGCTTGGAAGACAAGAGATGTAACTACTAAAAACTTCCACATAACTGGCAGCTTTAAAGATGTAGGTCTGTTCGGTGAATGTCTATGGGATGCAGGAGGTAAGTACCTAACTATTACAGAAGGTGAGATAGATTGTATGTCACTAGCTGAAGTGTTCAATGGTAAGTGGGCGACAGTTAGTTTACGCAATGGTGCGCAGAGTGTAGTCAAGTCACTCAAAGATTCATTCGAGTTTGTTGATTCCTTTGATAAGATAGTACTTGCCTTTGATGCGGATGAAGCAGGTAAAGAAGCTATTGATAAAGCACTAGAGATATTCAGTCCAGATAAGATAAAGATAATGTCTTATCCAGATGGTTACAAAGATGTAAGTGATATGCTACAAGCAGGATTAGTTAAAGACTTAGAGAACTGTTGGTGGCGAGCTAAAACTTATATGCCTAGTGATATAATAGGTGCGACAGAAGTAAAAGATAGCTGGATAAGTAGACCGAATGTACAATCAATACCTTATCCTTGGGTGTGTCTTAATCAAAAGACTAAAGGTTTTAGATTAGGTGAGTTAGTTACATTCACATCAGGTACAGGTATGGGTAAGTCATCTGTTATCAGAGAGTTAGAACACCACCTACTTACTACTACTACAGATAAGGTAGGCATCATACATCTAGAAGAAACTACCGAGCGTACTATTGATGGCTTAGTAGGTATAGAACTATCAGTACCTTATCACCTAGATGAAGTCAGACAAAACTATCCAGAGCATCAAGCTAACGCAGCCTTTGATAAGTTATTCAAACGAGAAGATGGTGAAGAAGCATTGTCATTATATGAAGGTAAAGAACTATCAGTAGAAAAGATAGTCAGTCGTATAAGACTCATGGCTAAAGCACAGAACATTAGATGGATAATCTTAGACCACCTTAATCTTGTGATGTCAGGTGATACCAAGGTAGATGAACGTAGAAGTATAGACCAACTAATGACACAGCTTAGAGAGGTAGTAGTAGAAACCAACATAGGTTTATTTGTTATCTCTCATCTAAGTAGACAGCAAGGTGTTACCCACGAAGAAGGTGGAGAGATATCACTTACACACTTACGTGGAAGCCAAGGCATAGCGCAATTATCTAATATAGTAGTAGCACTAGAGAGAAACCAGCAACATGAGGATGACTGGATGAGGAACGTAACAAAACTAAGGGTACTTAAGAATAGGTACACAGGTGAAACAGGAGAGACAGGACATATACATTATGATAACGACACAGGTAGATTAACTGAAGTAGTAGTAGATTTAGAGGAGTTATTATTATGAAGAAAAGAGGAGCAAAAGGAATCATACTAAAAGCAAAGAGCGGTAAGCCACCTAATGCTAGATTGATTCGTAGGAAAATAGCTAGAGATAAACTAAGAAAGAGAAGAAGAGGATGAAGGTAGCATTTGACATAGAAGCTAATGGCTTAGACCCTACGCTTATACACTGTATTGCTGCCAAGGTAATTGGACAAGATGTGTCTGAGTTCTGGACACCTGATAGAGTTAAGTATTTCCCTGCTTGGTTAGTAGAGATTAATGCTGAGGTACTCGTAGGTCATAACATTATAGGCTATGATTTACCTGTTCTAGATAAGCTCCTAGGCTTTGAATGGTGGGGTGAAGTAGAAGATACCTTAGTGATGAGTCGTCTGGACAATCCAAGTAGGACAGGAGGGCATTCCTTGGCTGCGTGGGGTACTAGATTAAACTTTCCCAAGGGTGATTATAATGACTGGTCTACCTATACAGATGAGATGGGTGAGTACTGTAAGCAGGATGTTAATGTTCTTGTTAAACTACATAGACTACTCACAAGTAAACAGATATCTAAAGTAGCACTAGATATGGAACATAAGGTAGCACAGATAACTCACAAGCAAACACAGAATGGTTGGAAGTTTAACTTACGAAAAGCTACTCACCTTCTAGCCTCTATTAAAGAAGAGATGTTCATAGCAGAAGATGAAGTACGTAAGGTATTTAAACCACTACCTGTATGGGTAGAGCTTAATCATCCCGGTGATAAATGTATGAATAAAGATGGTACTCCTTCTAAGAGATACATGAATCAACTAGCTAAAGGCGCACATTGGAAAGACGATACACATACTGAATGGGGACATGATACATACCCAGAGTTTAACTTAGGTAGTAGACAACAGATAGCTAGATACCTACAGCACTTTGGCTGGACACCTAAAGAGTTTACAGAACTAGGTACAGTTATAATATCAGAAACCGTACTAGAATCTATAAAGATACCTGAAGGTAAACTCATAGCTAAGTACCTAATGTTACAGAAGCGACTGGGATTAGTCAGCGCATGGATAGATGCAGTAGATGATACAGGTAGGATACATGGCTATGTAAATACATGCGGTGCTGTAACAGGTAGGATGACACACTCCAAACCTAACCTAGCACAAGTACCTGCTAGTCACTCACCTTATGGTGAAGACTGTAGAGAATTGTTTACAGTGTCAGAAGGCTACAAGCTAGTAGGTATGGATGCCTCAGGGTTAGAACTCAGGATGCTTGCGCACTACATGGATGATGAAGACTACACTAACGAGGTTATCAATGGAGACATACACACAGCAAATCAAAGAGCTGCAAATCTTGACACTAGAGATAAAGCAAAGACATTCATCTATGCGTTCCTATACGGAGCAGGTGATGGAAAAATCGGACAGGTTGTCGGAGGAACAGCTAAGGATGGTAAACGACTTAAGGCAGATTTCCTCAAAAATACACCAGCTCTTAAGAAACTACGAACTAGAATTACTACGACTGCTGATAGTGGGTCGCTTATAGGTTTGGATGGTAGGGTATTACATGTGCGAAGCTTACACGCAGCATTGAATACCCTTCTCCAATCAGCAGGTGCTATTGTTATGAAGCGTACTGTTGTATTACTTGACCATTTTAGTCAGGTATACAAGATAGATTACAAGATAGTAGGGCAGATACATGATGAGATACAAGTAGAAGTAGAGGAAAGTAAAGCAGCTTTCTTCGGTGACTTGGCAGTTAGTTGTGTACGCAGAGCAGGTAAAGACTTTAAACTAAACTGTCCTTTGGATGGTGATTACAAGATTGGAACAACATGGAGGGAAACACACTGATGAATAATATTAATCCTAAGTACTACAACAAGGGTAAAATACAAGTTACTGATTTCATCGAAGACCAGAAGCTTAGTTTTATAGAAGGCAACATTATTAAATATACATGTAGGTATAAAGATAAGTCAGGGATACAAGATTTGAGGAAGGCTCGTTGGTATATAGATAAACTAATAGAGCTACAAATGGATATACCACTCTTGGAGGAGAATCAATGAAGAATATAAACACACTAGTAGAAGATGTGTATGGAGTACTGTCTTCTAGTAAAGCAGATAGTCATGTAGATGTAGATAAAGTAATAGAAGACTTCGGAGAATCTATGAAGTCGCTGCTTAGAGATAATGTACTCAAGGTAAGAGAAGACAAGCGTACCTTACGGATGTCTAACATAGGTAGGAAGGAGAGATTCCTATGGTATGTACACAAAGGTATGTCTCAAGAGCAGATGAAGCCTAGTACTCTTATGAAGTTTCTATACGGACACGCTACAGAAGAGTTAGTACTGGCTCTTGTTAAACTAGCTGGACATGAAGTCACACACCAACAAGCAGAAGCAGAAGTTTCTGGAATAAAAGGTAGCATGGACTGTGTAATTGATGGTAAACTGATTGATGTTAAAACAGCAGCACCCTTCGGCTTTAAGAAATTCAAAGAAGGAGGCTTACGATGGGATGACCCGTTTGGTTACATAGACCAACTGCGTGGTTATGCTGCTTCTCTCGGTGTACAAGATGGAGGTTGGTTAGTAATAGATAAAACCAACGGTCACTTGTGTACCCACTTTGAAAACTTTGAGTATGATGAACCTATTGAAGTACAGATAGAACATCTCAAAGAAGTAGTGGAGAGAGAGGAAAGACCAGAGCAATGCTATGAGTTAGTACCTGATGGTAAGTCAGGCAACACAAAGCTTGCTATGGAGTGCAGCTACTGTGTGTTTAAACAACATTGTTTTCCAGACATGAAGGTGTTCGCTTACTCAACTGGACCTAGGTTCTTAGTCGATGTAGTTAATTACCCGAAGGTAGCTGAAGTTTATAATTACTTTGACAAGGAGTAGATATGAAAGAAATGATAGAGCAAGTACTGGCTAACAAATCACTTACAGTATTTTTAGGTATCGTAATCGTAGCTTTAGTATTAGGCTGGGTAGGTTAGTGAGATAAGTCTGGGGTTCTTTTCATGAGAACCCCTTTTACAGGAGCATGAGAGGGGGTTACAGCGTACTTTAGCTGTAATTAATAGTAAGGGGAGGATATGATATATAAAGCTGTAATAAAGCTGCCAACCTATAGTAAAGGCAGGGGAGAAAAGAAGCGTACTAATCTCTTTAGTATGAACATCTATAGAAACATGCACTACCTTAGTCTGAATAAGGTAAAGCAAGATTATCACAAAGAAGTAGAAGAGTGGGTAAAGGTTCTACCTAAGTTTAAGAACCTCACACCTAAGTACATTCTATTCTTTAAAGGAAAGAGAAAGAAAGACATAGATAACTATACATTTCCTGTACACAAGTTCCTAATGGATGCGCTGGTAGAGCATGAAGTGATAGCCGATGATAGTTATGACTATGTTAGAGGATTCACCACGAGTTTTGGTGATGATGATATGGAAGATAGCTATGTAGTTATCGAATTAAATGGAGATGAGTTATGACACAAACAGGTAGGCAAGAAGTGATAAGAAGATTAGCAGAAGATTACGCAGAGAGAGCAGCAGTATTAAGTTTAAAGTTTGAAGATGCCTACAGCAGATACACCAAGAGATGTGAATTAAGAGATGATGCCAACCTACTACAACAATATAAATGTGCTGGCTTAGGAAGAGTACCTCTTAAAACTACAGGTAGACAAGAAGAATATATAATTACAACAACCGATGATGATTGTGAGGATGGCGTATGCAAACTATAGCATTGATAATAGTATTACAAGTAGCAATAACTTTACTTACTGGATGTAGTGAGTTTGAAACAAAGATAGCAGAGATGAATACAATAACTCAGAATGATTGACTTTACTCAAGACTCTGAGTACATAAGAATATTTAGTAAGAAGAAGAAAAAGAAAAAGAAGGAAAAGAGATTACCTCCTTTACCTCCAATGTCACCTTTTGGTTAACGTATCCAATTCATATCTAAAGGGCGAGTGTCCCAATATTCCCTGTAGTATCTATCAAAGTCTTCTTCAGCGTCATCACCTTTGAAATCATCTTGAGTAGGAGCACCTTCATGTCCAAGAAAATCAATCCATTTCTGCTCATAGCCACTTACGTCTGACTCTAACTTATCAAATCTATTTGATACCGCACTACCTGCTTCTAGAAAACCCCAAGCAGGTAACCATCTAGTTAATAAACCTTTAGTTGCACCTTTAGCTAAGTTACCAGCTTTATACGCAGGAGTATTAGTCCGAGCATTTCCATGTCCGATACCTAAACCTCTTAATAAATCTTCTTTAGCTCCCATATTATTGAGGGTAGAGTGAGTTTTCCCAGCTATGTTTACTACCTATAGGTCTACCATACATACCCATAGACTCTTCAACACCAGCAGGTGTATTCCAGTAGTCATCATCAAAATCAATACTCCACCAATTACCATCATTAGGTGCATGAGTATTACCTTGAATCCAACCCGGTCTACTAATAGTAGTTTCAGGTACAGCTGGTTTAGTTTTTGGAAAGTCCTCTGGCTGTTTAGCTGGTGGATGTATGTCAGTAGGATAAGTAGCAAAGGAACCGTCTGAGGCTCTATCTCCTTTAAGTCCTCTAGCATCTGCTACTGCAGCTAGTTCAGCTGCTTTAGTTACAATCGCTGCTGTTTCTACTTTCTTATTAGGTTTAGGAGCAGAGGCAACTTTAGGTGTTGTTTTCTTTTCTACATCTGCAAGCTTAGCTAATTTAGTACTAGCAGTAGTAGCTAACATACCTTGAGGAGCAGCTTTAATGGCTGTCTCTGAGGCTTTAGTTAATGCTGTAGATTCATCAGCTAACGCAGCTAGTCTAGATGCTTGATATGCTTCATAAGCTGCAGCAGTACCGTTCTCAAACAAGTCAGCTTGAGTAGCAGCAGCCATAATATCATCGTCTGCCATGCGTTGTTTATCTCTAGCTAGTTTGTTAGCGTCAGCAGTTCGTTGTTGTACTTCTGCTATTCTTGCTGCAAGAGCATTATCTTCAAATGTTTTATTTCTTTTAACTAAATCTTGAGCAGCAGCCTGTTCTAAATCATCCGCAATAGCTACAGTTGTTCCTTTGTAACTTATAGGTTCTTTACTTGCTGCAATAGCAGCTTCATTATAAGCTTTTGTAGCAGCTATAGATTCTTGAGCAGTTCCATCCATAAAAGCAA